CAGAAGCGTGTAGCACAAGTACAGAGCTGGCTGGACGCTGTTGAGGAGGACGGTAGAGTACATGGTTACGTAAACACTAACGGCGCTGTGACGGGCCGTATGACACACTCAAGCCCCAACATGGCTCAAGTACCTGCGGTGTACTCACCGTATGGTAATGAGTGCAGATCCTGTTGGTCTGCCCCTGAGGGCTACCAGATCGTAGGCTGTGATGCCAGTGGTCTTGAGTTACGTATGTTGGCACACTACATGAAGAACGAGGCTTATACCAATGAAATCATTAACGGTGATATCCACACAGCAAATCAACGACTTGCTGGACTTGAATCAAGAAATCAGGCAAAAACTTTCATTTATGCCCTCTTATACGGAGCAGGAGATGAAAAGCTTGGGTCAGTGGCTGGAGGAGGTAGAGCGGCTGGCAAAAACCTTAGAGAATCTTTCCTACATAATTTGCCATCATTCGCAGATCTTAAGGAGAGAGTATCAGGAGCAGCTTCTCGCGGATACCTCATTGGACTTGACGGTAGAAAGCTCCAAGTCAGATCAGAACATTCCGCTCTAAACACACTACTACAGTCCGCTGGTGCTCTGGTAATGAAAAAAGCCTTGACTCTTCTGGATGACTATGCTACAATATGGGGTATAGACTACAAGTTCGTAGGTAACATTCACGATGAGATACAGGCTGAGGTTATTGACGAGCGTACAGAAACTTTTGGTAGATTGGCTGTGTCCTGTATACAAGCAGCAGGTCTTGAATGGAAACTAAACTGTCCTCTTGACGGGGAATATAAGGTAGGTGAAACATGGGCGCAGACACACTAATAGATGACATTTATGGCTTGGTGTCTACCAAAGAGGTAGCTTCTGGGGTAGACATAGACAAAGAGATAGAGTCATTCGGAGAAGCAATTAAAGAACTCATGCGAGTTGAGTTTAAGAAAGATAGACCTAAGGATACTCGGAGGTTGCGCTTATCAAGCATAGGCAGAACTGACAGGTATTTGTGGAATCAGTATCATGGTTCCGAAGGCGAGGAATTGCAGCCTCACACCTTAGTAAAGTTCTTATACGGGCATGTCATAGAGGAGTTGGTCTTATTCCTTACCAGAGCCTCAGGACATGAAGTTACCTGTGAACAGAAACGGTGTGAGGTTGAGGGCGTTGTAGGGCACATGGACTGTCGTATAGACGGTATAGTTACTGACGTTAAGTCAGCAAGCACGTATGCCTTTAAGAAGTTTAAAGAGCGTAGAGTTCCAGAGGACGATGCCTTTGGGTACGTAGACCAGCTAAAAGCTTACGCACATTCAGAAGGTGAGCGTAAGATAGCATGGCTGGCTATGGACAAAGCCAACGGTCACTTAACTTTCTGTGAGCATGATTTAGACGATGAGTCTGACCCAATGCACGAACACTTGAAAAGTGATATAGTTGAGCGTGTCAAGCACGTTAAGAAGATGGTTAAGCGTGTTGAGCCTAAAGAGTATTGCTACGAAGACGTACCGGACGGAAAGTCTGGAAACAGAAAGCTCGCCATTGGCTGTTCTTACTGTCAATTCAGAGACAAATGTTACCCAAATTTGCGTACTTTCGCTTACTCAAATGGTCCAAAGTATTTAACAAAGGTCGTTAAAGAGCCTTTTGTATCGGAGGTTCCAGTTGGTTTCTAAAACAAAGTACGGCATGTATCGGTCTGGGCTTGAGAAGAAGTTTGCTGAAGTCCTTCCCCGAAAGTTTATGAAGTACGAGCCCTTTGATATGCCCTACATTACTCACAGGCATTACAAGCCTGACTTTGTGTACAAAGACTGGTTGCTGGTGGAGTGTAAGGGTTTCTTTAGGGAAGGGGATACGCTTAAATATAAATCAATTAGGGACTGTCTTGATGAAGACCAAGAGTTAGTTTTTGTATTGTCAGACCCCAACAAGAAAGTTAGAAAGGGAGCTAAGATTACAATGGGAAAATGGTGTGACAAAGAGGGATTCAAGCACTATACCATAGGTACTGCACAAGAGTTGATTGACTATGCCAATGCTAATTGATGAGCTAAGAGAACGTATCCTTCAGGAGTACGATGTGGACTTGCTGTGTGAGGTCTTGGAGGTAAGTGCAGAGGACATACTGGATGCCTTTGAAAATAGATTAATAAACAAACTTGAGTTGTTTGAGGAGCTGGTGGGTGAAGAGGAGGACGAAGATGTCAATTGATTTAGCGACTAAGGAAGATTGGGACGCTCTAGTTTACAAGCCTCCTCATTATAATCAGGGAGGCATAGAGGCCATAGACTACATTAAGCAGCAGTTAGGAGAAGGTATCGTTGACTACTGTGAAGGCAATGTGCTGAAGTACCTACACAGATGGCGCTACAAGAATGGCCTACAAGACTTGCAGAAGGCTCAGTGGTACTTAAATAAGATGGTTGCAGAACAGGAAACTGTAGAATGAAAGTAATTAAAGGGAACTTTGAGGACAAACCAAAGGGTGAAGACGGCTTGACCGTCCCCATGGTTTTTGATATGATAATAGAAAAGGAAGACCTAGATAACTATGATGAAGCCTTCTGTATTATTAAGTCGGAGGACTACATAGTCATTTCAACAAACATGGATACCACTGGCCTGTACTTCCTTCTTGACCAACTAAAAATGTCACTAATAACTGGAGGGGAGTACGAACTCTAATGATGGATCAATACCAAGAATATATACATAAAAGCAGATATGCACGTTACTTGGACGACGAGCAGCGTAGGGAAGGCTGGGAGGAAACTGTTAATAGGTACGTCTCCTTCTTTACTGATCGTAAGCAGATAGACGATACGATGGCTGAAGAGCTTTACAACGTCATCTACGACCAAAAGGTAATGCCTTCCATGCGCTGTCTTATGACCGCTGGGGCTGCTTTAGACCGTGACAACGTAGCGGCCTTCAACTGCTCTTACCTTCCCATAGACAGCCCTAGATCCTTTGATGAGCTAATGTACATTCTTCTGTGTGGTACTGGGGTAGGCTTCAGGGTCGAGAGGGACCACGTTAATCAGCTCCCTACAGTTGCTGACAGCTTCCACGACACTGAGTCAACCGTTGTGGTGTCCGACAGTAAGGTGGGGTGGGCATCAGCCTTCAGAGAGCTTATAAGCCTCCTGTACGCAGGTAAGATTCCCAAGTGTAATCTAACTAAGATTAGACCGGCAGGAGCAAGACTCAAAACATTCGGAGGTAGGGCCAGTGGTCCTGAGCCTTTGGCTGACTTGTTTAACTTCACTGTGGACTTGTTTAAATCAGCAACGGGACGTAAGCTAACTTCTCTGGAGTGTCATGATTTAGTATGTAAGATTGCGGACATTGTAGTTGTAGGCGGGGTTCGCAGGTCAGCCCTAATCTCTTTGAGTAATGTGACTGACAATCGTATGGCTAATGCTAAGAACGGTGAGTGGTACTTAGCCAACGGTCAGCGAGCCTTAGCAAACAACAGCGCAGTGTACTCCGAGAAGCCTGACTTTGATACTTACTCTTCCGAGATGAAGAGGCTGTATGATTCTAAGTCCGGTGAGCGTGGGATCTTTAGTCGCATTGCAGCACAAAAGATTGCAGCACGTAACGAGCGTAGAGACCCTACACCTAAATTTGGGACCAATCCCTGCTCTGAGATTATCCTACGTCCTTATCAATTCTGTAATCTATCCGAAGTCATTGTAAGGTCCGACGACACCCTACAGTCCCTCAAAGATAAGGTACGTTCAGCTACAATCTTAGGAACCCTACAGGCCACCTTAACTGACTTCCGGTACTTACGGAATGTGTGGAAGAAGAACACGGAGGAAGAGGCCCTTCTGGGTGTCTCTATGACGGGTATCATGGACTGTAAACTGACCAACGGGTCTACCGGAGAAGAGGCCACAGGGAAGCTCCTAAGGACTCTCAGGGACGTTGCCGTTAAGACTAACAAAGAGTGGGCTGAAGCCTTAGGTATTAACCAGTCAGCAGCCATTACGTGCGTCAAGCCGTCCGGTACTGTCTCTCAGCTAACTGACAGCGCCAGTGGTATCCATCCACGCTTTAGTGAGTATTACGTTAGGACTGTGAGAGCGGACAAGAAAGACCCTCTGGCTACAGCCATGCTTGAAGCTGGGTTCCCACATGAAGAAGACGTAATGAATAACTCTAACTGGGTGTTTAGTTTTCCTCAGAAGGCTCCTGAGAAGGCTGTGACTGTGGAAAGCATGGGGGCTATGGAACAGCTAAAGCTTTGGAAGACCTATCAAGACCATTGTTGTGCGCTTAAG